TTCTAGCTCTTGTTCTGATAGGTCCTCTAGTTTTCCTGTTTTTATTATTTTGCGGTCTATATATAATCCTGCTGCTTTGCCTCTGTTTGTTTCCGCATTCACAGCTGCACTCCACGCGCCCTTCTTCAAAGCGGCGTCTTTAATTCGCCCAAGTTCTGCCACATGAGCGTCATAATTAACTTCATATTTTTTTAATCTTTCTTCTCTTAATTCACCTATATATTTTACAACGAGTGGACTATGTTTTGGGTTGGTAAGAGACGAGCCTTCATGTCTAGCATTGTCTTTACTGTATCCAGCAAGTGTAGCTGCTTCTGTTTTTGTGCATGGTCCATCAGGACCGCCGAATACTAAAAATTCTGCGAACCGTCTTTGCATTTCTGTTAATCTTTTTGGTAATCCCATATTGACTTTTTAAGGCAACAATCATATATTGTCAAGGATGATGACAAATAAAGATATAGAGGAGTTTGAAAAACAAATGAAAGATCTAAAAGAAGATAAATTAAAACCTATGACCAGAGAGGAAGAGTATAGAAATGCAGATGTGCCTATGCCTGATGACAGGGGCCCTAACGATTTAGAGAAAAGGATAGAAGATTTAATGAAAATAAGTCTATCACATCAAAATTTAAACGCAGACTTAAGGAAAGAGCTAATGTTCTATAAAAAGAAGTGTGAGCATTTTGAGTATATGTATAATCAACTTAAGAAAGAAAAAGAAGATTTACATAGCAAAGGTCAAAGTATGTTAAACGAGTTTAGAAACAAAGGCGATGTCTAGTGTTTGTTAGACACTTACAAGAGTATCTTGATAAGTTTACTGCTGGTCCAAATGGAAAGCGTGGCAACGGTGTCAGTAATGCTAGAATATACATCATGACAGAGAGAGGTTATCTTGAAGAGATAAAACGTATTGAAGTCCATGAAAGTAATAAGCCAGGCGATACATCTATCCGTGTTGTTTTGAAACCAAACAAGGAAGAATTGATCATAATGCCACCAGGTTATATTAAAGATTATTAACGACGTTGTTGTCTTGAAAATACTATGGGTCCAGAAGCAAAACTTTACAAAAAATTTAAGAAAGCAACACCCACAATATCGTACTCTCGTATAGAAAATTTAGCATTACCCGGCGTGCCAGATGCGTTGGGATATACAAAATATAATCAGTTCTTCACCATAGAATTTAAAGTGGCTAAAGCCAACAAAGTCAAACTAAGTGCACACCAAATTGCATGGCATATGCGTCATCCGTATAATAGTTTTATCTTGGCAGAGCACCTTGGTTCAGGGGCCTTGAAACTTTATGAAGGGTCCGTGGTTCGTGAGCTTGCAGCTTGTGGCTTGGAGCTTGAACCTTTATGCTTGGGGCTTGAAGCTTGCAGCTTGAAGCTTACGCAGCTTGGAGCTTGAAGCTTGCGGCTTGGATAGCCATTATCTCTACACCATTGATCGTGAATTCTGTGTATGATGTGATCGTATTTTCTAGTGTTGGCCATATGCAACATTCTTAACTTCAGGATTCCAGCACGCTCGGCAGTCCTTGCATTCATTGTTTTGAGTTGGGGCCGGGCACGTTGCGCCAGCTGTTACCACGGTCGACGTTGTCGGCCAGCTTGCAGGTGCAGCCTGGTCCACCATCGGCGCTGAGAATCTAATTGTAAGATTAGCAGGTGCCAGCGGCAGGAAGTGCTTGACCCATGCTTCGCGGGTCGGCATCCAGTGACGGGTCTCCGGCGTCAGTCTACACACGGCAAAGATCTTAATGAGATGCGCTTCGTCCTGTACATCTCCCGAATCATGCCATCTGAACCATTTAGATTTTTTTGAATTGATTAGAAGAGCCATGGCCCCGGTCCAGAGTTCATGCTTGACGCTGGCCAGTCGCCTGTATTGTGCTTCCTGAACCACCTTGAACACGTAACAACCCTTGAGAGCGTAGCAGCCCTCGCAAGTACTACCCTTAACCTTCACCAGCTTCGAGCCAGTCTTGCATTCTTTGGCAGGTAAACCGTAGGCCCATCCGGGCATCTTTGAAGGCTTGCTCAGGCCTCCGACTAATTTTAGAGCTTCACTTGTTTTCATATTATACCTTTCTATCTTTTGTTGTATCAAGTTTTAATGCTTCTGTAAATAAATTTGATCTAGTCACCGTTACGCCTGGCGCTTGATGCTTGTTGCTTGCAGCTTGGCGCTTGTCGCCTATCTCTTTAAAAAATTTTCTACAGCTCTTCAGGTATGCATCCGGCAGCTGGCCATGGTCCTCCAGGAACCATGGCGCGAGATCGTTGTGTTTAATTCTTTTCTTCATTAAAGACTTTCTCTAATTCTTTTAACACTTTAGGATCTTTTAATTTATCCCAGTTGATTGCTTTATTAAAAGCGTCGGAAGCCTTCCAGCCATCAGGCGGCGCGTTTTCTTTATTTATTTTTTTAATTAGTTTATTTAGTTTCATATGTATCCTTTCTAAATGCATCCTACAATATCCTTTACAGCTTGTCAAGCTTGAAGCTTGACGCTTGCGGCTTGAAGCTTGGTCCTACTAGCTGAATTTAATTCGACATAGGACCAGAGCTCAAGTTTGTCAGGCCTAGGGACATTCCCCCGTTATTTAACGATCGGATTTTAACCCGATCACCTGACTGGCCAAGCTTGACCCCAGATCCAGTGTGTTTCACTTTAGGCTAATTTACACTGGATCAGGGCTCAAGGGCGCAGGTGTGCGTGGGCGAGGATCTTCCATGCAACCATGCCTGATTACATTCCCATCCAGTACTGGATCACGACCCATGCTATAGAGTTTAATTCCTCACTCCAAGCGCCTTTAACCCGAAAGGACTACAGTTGCGTGGGACTTGCCCTACTTTGCCAAACTGTATTCCTAACTCAATATAATACTTGACAATCTATTTGTCAAGGGATAATGTAGGATAATTATAAACACAAACAGAAAGGACTAAATGTCTAAAATACGTATGAACACCGAATACAGAAACAAGTTATACAATCGTATAAAAGATGTATTCGAGAAAGAAGAAACGCAAGAGCAACAAGGTTTTATGCAATCAAGAGAAGATTTTAATGTAGCACAAAAAACTACTTTTGAACTTGCAAAGCAAGTTGTTGAAAGGTCATATCCAAAAGAAGATGTAGCCACGTTGCGTGTATTTAAAAAGAAGTATGGCGACCCATGTGATGTTGTAGCAAAAGATAAATGCTTTTATTTTGCACATAACGAAGATGTAAATGATGAGGGTGAAGAAGAAGAAACTAAATCACACTTTGATTTTGGTTTATTTGGCAATCTCAATGGCAACGAGTATGGTGGTGGTGACGACAGCAATCAATTTGCT